CAGCAAAAGTCAACCATTATCTTAAAATAGGGTGATAATTTTCCTTATAATAATCAATAACTTGCAAATTATGTTGAAAAATATCCTCCATTTCTATGAGTATTTCCTGCATTTCTTCTATGGTTAATGTGTCGATATAGTCGATTAGATCATATATCTTTTCCATTCTTTTGAAATGATCAGTAGTAGTATCATAATCCTCACTCCACCATTTATCAAACGTTTTATAACCTAATTTGCGCATATATTGTAAAGTAAACGGCGGAGCAACTAATACAAATGGTCTTTTACACTGCATAGTATGCATAGTTTTTTCGCTAAAATTTCCTGTAGGTTGTGCAAATCTAGTTTCTGTAACTATACCAACAAAGGTTTCTAGTAGTGAATTGTAAAAATCTCTACTAATCTGCGCCTTTTGATTTTGATTATTATTTGGATATTTTACTGAAAATACATCGTGTGTATTAGTTTTATCAATATTGTGATCAATTTCAAACTTTGTTTCGTTTAGTATCTTATTGCCTTTATGTACCTGAGGCATATATTTTTTATCAACTTTTATAAATTCAATATCAGTAGTATTAAAATACCAACTGTAATGACCTTCTTTGTTTGCAAGATAGCACATTATAGCATGTCTAGCAGGCGTATATCTCCAATTAGGACAGTGGAATTTTTTTACTATAGGAATAAAAGGCCATTCAAATTTCCGGCGCTTATAAACACTTTGCAAAAATACATCAAAACAAAACAAGTTAAGTCGATTATATTGTTTTTTATATATTTCATTTACATTGTAATCACAGGTATAAACATTAATTGTAATGTCTAGAAGTTCTGCAAGTTTTTGTATTTCATCAAATTCATCACAATACAATCTATCGTGTTCTTCTTGAGTATAATTTATTTCATTATAGAATACTCGATTTTTTACTTTCTCGTCGTATTCCCATGTATAAGATGCTAACACTTCATATAAGTAAAAATCCACTCCTGTAGATTTTAATTTTCTTATTTTTCTGTGATTCATTAATAATGACAAATTTAATTTATTGTGTGCTGTGGATACTACGTAAGGCTTATCACTAGGAAGTCTTTCTGTCCATTTGCCCTTCCCCCAACTATGATTTGGAGGAGTTTTGAATGGAAAATTATAAAAAAATAATTGATCCATATGGTCGCTCATAATATAGTTCCTGTTATTTGTAGCGTATACCTAGGATCAATTCCTATATTACTTGCGGCGTGTACTACATCCCCTTTCCATAAATAGTAATCTCCTGCCTTCCAATTTGTACATCCTGTATTATCTATTTCAAAGTAATGTCCTGGCTTCCAATCTTCTAAAAAAACTATTGCACGATATACATCATTGTATTCTACATCAAAAACTTTACAATATGTATTGTAATGGTCAGAATGAGTAGGCATGATATCATTAGTATCCATACGGTAGATTACATGGCCGCAGTTTTTTAGATCTAATATATCAGAAACCTTGTGTATCCAATTAGGCATTACATTTTTGCCACCATACATAACACCACTAAAACTTTTGTGATCATATCCTTGTGAACGCCATAAATTTATTTCGTCTTGCGAAATAGGTTGCTTCACAAAGTTATAATTTTTGTAACTATCGTCCCATATTGGGTATACATTTCCACTAGACCACTGCACGTTCAATATCCAATGTTACACAATGAAATCCACCACCTAAAGTACGTTGATGCCTAGTTGGCAACATAGCACAATCAATACCATGCTTTTCTAACTCTTTTCTTAAACTATGTTGGTTTTCTTCTAATACTACTAAGTGAGGATTTATACTAAACAAATTCATATTAATCCATGTACTAGCATTATTATAATTACCATAGTAGCCTATGTCTGTGGGCTCTGGACACATAATATAGTCCCAACTTCTAAACGGCTCTGGTAGCACGTTTACATCTTTTATTCTACTAGGATTAAGTAGCATTAAACCCTCTCTTAGAAACGCTACAGTGCTGTCTATGTGCATGTATGAGTAAACACCTTCTAATGTATGTACACTTGTTGTAGAAAGTGCATCTTGTAAGATTTGTGCTCCTAATTTATTTCCACTGTTACTTACGAGGTATAGTACATGGTCATCTGCACGTATTATATTAGCAGCATCAAATGCAGGACAAGTTTCATTTAGTGCCAATACTTCTTTATTGCCAATACAGTCTAAATTATATAAACTATCAGGCATTAAACTTGATAAATCTATTGGATTATGTAAATGGTGTTCAAATGCTTTCCATTCATTACTTCTTGCACGTATAGGCATTGGAGTTGCAATAGTTCTATTTCCGTGTATAAACACACTGTCTCTAGGACAATAGTTGTAATAAGAACAATCTGTTGCGTTTGGTCTTAATACTTCTATACTTTCTTTTTTAAGAAAGTCTACGAATATATTTAAATCTTCGTTTGCTTCGTCTATTACTTGTTGTGGATATGTACCAATTTGAATATTACTTACATCATCTAAGTGTGCGTAATTGACTGTACGCACACTTTTATCTATAGCAGAAACTTTTGCATTATCTGCTATTCCTACAATAACCTTTTTAAGTTGACTCCATTCATTAGAAACAGTCATTCTCGTGCTTACCTATTCATTGCTTTTGTTATACCGTATTTTCTTAGATCACCACTAAACAAAGTAAGTTCTACGGCTTTCTTTTCATTAGTTACATATATACTTCTATTTGTTAAGTAGTAAGGACAGTCAATAAATTGATCTAAAAAGATTATTACTTGGGTAGTTAACGGCATATCTGTTGGGTAAGGAATATCATACACTTCGATATCTACTTCACTTAAAAGATCAAATCCTTGTTCAGTAAGTCTAAGACCGCCTTTGTGTTTATTTCTGGTGTTCTTCCACCATATCGGCATATACTGCTTGACGTTAGCATTGCTTATAGCCATTCCTTTTTCTCTTAAGAATATCTTGGTATAAGCTTCTTTGTTCATTCCTTCACTTCTTCACCATCTGTAAGTTTTACAACAGTAAAATCTGTACAATTAAACATATCATTTAATTTTTTGGCAAGATTATGAGCATGTCCTGGATTTGAGAAAGCAGTTTTTTTATATTTAGGACCAGGATAATTGGTAAGTGCATTAGAGCTTTTAAGATTAAAAGCTTTATTTTGATAAAAAACAGCCCAAATAGCCTCAGATTCTAAAATTTGTTCACTTCTATATGTTTTACTGTTTACTTTTTCTAAAAGTACAGTTGGCTTAGGCCTGCTCATATGCGTATCCTTTTCATTATATACGCATATATTTATCTTTTAAAATTTATTTAATCATTCCAAGTGTTACCGCCGTCCATGGTAACTTGTATTATTTCTTCGCTATTATTTTGTTTGACGAGTAATTTTTCTAGATCACCGTTCAGTCTACTCATAACAATGCCTAATGTAAATGCAAGATTTTTAGCTTGAGTAATATCCATACGTAATTCTTTTGATCTACTATTTTCTGCAGATTTTACTTGTTGAATAAATTGTTGAATAGGTATAGTGTTTAAAGGATCATTTGTTGACACGACTTAACTCCTGCCGCATTTCTAATTCAGTTTTAAACGGGCCTCTGTACTGGTAACGTTCGACTGTAATAAATTTAGGGCAAAACGATTTGACCCAACCCTTTTCAAATTCAATACAGTAGTATCCTGCACAATACATACTTTTTGATTTTTCACTTTTTGTAAAAAGAGGTAATTTATTTTTAACATCATACATACTATTATACGGCACAACACTTGTTGGATAAGAATGTACATAATTATTTTTTGATTGTACTTTTTCTTCTACATCCGACCAAACAATATCAACACCAAATCGTTTCTTCATTTGTCTTTTGTTATCAAAGAAACAAGTTTCTGCCGCACTAGCAAAAATATATCTATCGTCGTCTAACGACATTGTTCCAATTTTTTGACCGTTGTTTTCTACAATCCAGAAACGATCTTTTAATACTGGCTTTGCTTTTAATGTCATTGTGGATACCTCGCTTGTAATGGTTCTGCAAAAGTTGCTGCCTGGTCTGCAATACGTTGCATGTCCCACTTTGCACAGAACTTCATAAGACGCATGCCTACTTGCTGTACTTCTTTAGGTGTTGCATTCTCTGCAATAGTGTTATTAATTATCTCTCTAATATCTGTGGGTTGTGCAGTTAAGTCACACAATACAACATTGCGCTGATAATCATCTAGCACACGATGTTCTGTACCTTCGTGATCAGTCCAACGCTGTAGCATCATGTTATTCCAATTGTAGCCTTTTGTTTGTTTGTCGTCAAATGCTTCAATAAGACCTACTTTGTTCTTAGTGCCTTTTTTACGTACACCCGGATAAGCACTAAACACGTTATCGCTAGTGTCACCACGCATACATTTTTCAAACAACATGTATTCAGGATTAGGCGCAGGCTTAGGCTCTTTAGTTTTCTTGTCAACTACTTCGTTGCCTTTGTCGTCAAAGTAGCCTTCGTGCGTAATAGTAACATTCTGTATACCATTGTATTGTCTACAGTTAGGAGCAATAAGTTGTGCAAAGTCACCGTCAGTGCTGATAATAACATGATTGTCATTAGGGTGAGATTGTACCCAACCTGCAATCAAATCATCTGCTTCTAGTTGCGGATGACGCATAACAGTACAGTTAGTCTTATCTTGTACAAAGCTCTTAAACTCATCAAATATCTCCCAAAACACTTTGTCTTCTTCTGCTTGTGCAGGAGTAAGTGCATCGCGAGCAACTTGCCTATTACGCTTGTAAGGCTCGTAATAATCTTTGCGCCAGCTACGTCCTTCTAAACAAAACACAACATGATCTGCTTTAAAGTCAGTCCATGCTTTCTTAACGCCACTAAGTGTAATATGCAGTGCCATGCCGACCTTAGTGTCAATGTCGCCACGTACTACATGCCTAGCACGAAAGAATGTGTTAGCTGTATCTACTAGAATATAAGTTGCCATTAGTTTGCCTTTGTATAATTTATAGTACTATTATAGCACCAGATCTGGCTTGTGTCAAGCATTATCAATCCCATAAATTTTCATAATATTTTCCAAATAATGCAAATGCATTTGTAAGGCGTTTTTGTGTTTCGTTTATGCAATCCATGCATACTGGATCAGCAAAGTTTGAACATTTATCACGACACATGTCTCCAGCATCTATTTCTTTTGACTTGTGTCCAAACGCCCAGATCATTTCGTCTAGTATATCATCCCACTCTTGTTCTGTCAAGTCTGCTGGATGACCGTGTTGAGTTGCTTTTAATTGTACAAGCATAGGATGAATAATCATAGCAAGTGTACAATCCATGCTCCATGTGTCGCATGGTTCTATTTCAACTCTTGTAGCACGATTCTTACGATATGGACCTATGCGTACTTTCATGATACTTCGCTTTTGCCTTTAGCAATAGGCACAACATTAATATATCCTGCGCTTCTATCTGTTGCATCAATGCCTTCTTCATCTAGCATACCGTATACAATATCACGGAACCATCTGTCAACAATTTCTTCATCAGGATCATTATCTACACCATACCCTGCTTGAATCAATTCTTGAATAAAATATTTGTTCCAATCAAGTTCAAAGAATCCGTTTCGTATATTATCCTTGTTTACTTTCATGTCAAGTACATTTACCCAAGCTTCTTTACGGCGTGTAGCATATTCTTTTGGGTCTTTCTGTTTTAAAAGTTCCATCTTTTCAGCGTCAATGTGTGCTTGCGCTGCCTCTACTTTATCTAGTCCTGTTAGTTTTTTTAAAAAGTTTTTCATATTAATCCTTTTCGTCTCATTTCTTCTGGGCTCATAGGTTGCTTAATTGGAGCCTTCATTGCTTTATCAAGTCTTTCTTGTTGCACTTGATCAAGTGCCCCATGCATTTCCGAATAAGGATATGTGGAGTCTGGGCGTGAATCGCCATCCTTTTTCCATACACGCTTCTGCCACGTCCTTAACATTGAGGGCGTATTCTTCACTGCGTCCACCCAATGGCATAAGATATACTGGACATTGTACCCCGGCACTCTGATAAGCACTAACAGCCCTTTCAACTTCGTTAAAGTCATCTTGAGTAGCGACAACAAACTTAAGATACATGTCA